ATATCGTGTGGTTTGGTACCGGTGCCGCCGAGCCCGTGATCGATAATGTGGTGTGGGTCGTCTGCCGGGCGTTTGCAGCCACAGCAGCATGGCTGCGACTTCACCCATTGGGTGTATTTCTCACACTCCCAGCGGGTCAGTTTAGGTAGCAGAAAAAGGCCTGCAGGTGGCTCAGGGTCAACATCAACGGTCAGCGCCGGCTTAACCTTCTCCACGCATTCGTTAATGACCGCCTGTGGGGCTTTCTCCCACACGATATCGGCTTCTTTCCGCGTTCCAGTAGGTATGGTTGCGGGTGGAAGGCGCAAGGAAAAGCGAGCGACCGCATCAGGCAACAGATCAGACACTTCTTTCAGCACCGCCCACCAGCACAACTCCGGCAGACTTAGCTGGTGGTCTTCACCAAACATGAAATGAGAGCGGGCGCGGTAGACTACCCAGTCCGCTACGTTCTGCGCGGCGATGGCATCCAACTCCGGCAACGTTTGTTCCCGTAGGCGATGCTCATGGTGCCAGCATAGGCGGATCGGTCGACCGTCATAGTTCAGGATGTCCATATTATAGTGGTGATAATCGTCGCCGGCGGTCCACTGGCATTCTGTGCCACGCTTCAACCATGCACTCAATACATCAACTCCACCAGCAGCGTCGATAACCCGCTCATGTTGGAAGAAAGAGGACAACCGCGGATCAGCCGCCAGGCTCTGTTCTACTGCTGGCAGCAGGCCGGAAGGCAGAGGTTTTAACTCGTCCGGCTCACTGGCGATCAGCAGCCGCGCACGGCCACTGAAATAATGCAGCAAGTCACTGCCTGGGCGCAGTAACACCACGCCCAGTTCACGCTGCAGGTAAGGGGTAAGTAACATCCTCACGCAGCCACCTCCCGCCCTGGAATATTTTCCGGAATAATTTGCGGTTGGATATGTGGTAATAAGCGCTCAGCCTCCCGGCGGATCTGCGCAATAAAGGCCTCCCCCATAGATTCGAGCTGTGCACGGCTGACATAGCTCATTGCAGGCCCACGCCACGTTTTATCAAAGATCACCACAGCGCCGGCAAAGAATGCCCCGGTGGGTACCTGTTTCTCATCAGCTGGTACAAACCATTTCGGCACATCGAATCCCACACGCCCGCGGATAAATGCGATGTGATCGGCTTGCTCAGGCCACCACGTCTCGGAAGTAGCAGCTTTAATCAGGAAAACATACCTCCCGCCGCGCTCCCGCATTGCCATAGTGTGGGCCATGATATGCACCATACCGGTGATGTATTGGCCGTCATGCTGTTGAGCTCGTGAGTATGGAGGGTTGCCGAACGCCGCACCGTGCAGATCCGCCAGCTTCTCAGACCAGTCATGTGTAAGCGCGTTGTCCTCTGCCGTATAGAACGCCTGGCATTTACTGTTTTCGCCGTCAGTGAACAAATCGAGTACCAGCGGGCCAAACATTGAATTGATACCCCAGAACAGTGCATCGGGGGTGCGCCACTGATCGCCAACCTCTTTTAGCTGGTGGGTTGGCTTGTCACGTAGACTGGTGAGTTTTGAGCAGTAAGCGCTGATTGTCGGCGCTTCGATAACACCTTCTTCCCCATCATCGCTAATATCGCAGGAGAAGACCTCGCAGGACTCAGTGCAAGATCCGGTCTCATAGCCACCAGCACCGCGAATGGTTGCTGAAATTTCTTCACGGGAATGATCCGAGAACATAGCAATAATGCTTTCCAACGAATGGTTACCCCGGTACATAATCTTATTTTCTTGCTGGCGCCCGTCTACCACTCTTACGCTATCGCTGGTAATAACCTCCATGAATTCCTGACACATTTTCGGCTCATCGCGCGTAGCTAAGGCGATTCTGTTGATCCCCTTTTTAATGCAGAAAACACAATTGCCAAGATGTTCAGGTAATTCCAGGTCGAAGGGCTGTTTCTTCCACCAGTTCAGTACATCCTGTTTGTCGAAATCGCTGATTTTCGCCAGATAACTGACGCGATCACGCTGTTTCAGGCGCTTAGGTTCATCGGAGCGGATCCCCAGCCACGTGTGATATTTGCCTTTGCCGAACACTTCTTTGCAGTAACTTTCAAACGGCTCCAACTTCAGC